GAAGAACAATAATAGATATTTTATCTGAAAACCCCGTAGGCATATAACTGCGGGGTTATTTTTATGCATTTATGTATGAAAAGTTCGCAAAAAATTCGCAAAGTGTGAGAATTTATGGGATTTTGGATATAAAAAGACGGACAATAATTTGTCCGTCGATAGAGAATTTAATCTCTTTTTTTAAAGTGTTTTAGCTGGGTGCTTGACCCTTGTAATATTAATATAATCTATCAGACTTGTTTAGTCAATCTTAATGTTAGTAAATTCTTCAAGGATTTTTTTATCTAATTTCTCTAGAGTGCTATTATCAACCTTCATTTTTCCAGAAGGATCATATTTATTTATTCTGCGAACCTTAAGTTTACTTATAGAATGAAGTGATTTATAGCATGCAAAAGTTTGTTTGTCGTATTTTGAATATTTGAGGTAAACTTTTTCAATCATATTCTTATTATTTTCAATTTCTTTTGATAATTTTTCTTCGGATTTTATATTTACTTTTAATTCTTCTATATTTTTCTCTAAATCACTTATGGTAATCTCTGTATCACTATTTTTATCTCTTATTGCGTTTATACCTTCTTTAGTACTTTTGTACAGTTCTTTGTATTCGGATTGCAATTTTTCTATTTTTGAGGTGATTTTGCTAATGTTTTTTTGGCAATCGTCTAATGATTGTTTAAGTCTATTACTAGCATTTTCAAATACAGTTTTATCTATTGAGAGATAATATTTTTTATCCTTAGAAGATAAAGGGATAACGTTAAGCATACTACTCTTTTTGTTATCGTTTTTATTTAAAACAATAGCAAAATGTCCACCAGAAATTTCACTTCCCACATTAATTCCAAAATCGACATAAATTATTGTTCCCCGTTTGTAGCTATTATATGTATTGCTAATTTTTCCGTTATATTCTTTGAATAACCAATTAGACTTTGATCGATGCCAATATGGTAATCCTTTAAAACGGTCTTTACCAGAATCGAATAAAGTTTTGTATATATCATTCGCTTCATCAAACATTTCATATGACATTTATTTAACCCCATTCTTTTTATTTAACTGCTTATATTTTCTAGTTTATTCATCATATCTTTAGCCATCTGATCAGTAACATGGGTGTATATCTCTAAAGTTGTTTTATAATCACTGTGACCAACTCTATCTTGTATCGCTTTTAGATTTATTCCTAACTGAGCAAGTGTAGATATATGTGTATGACGTAATGTGTGCGTTGTCACACGTTTGTTAATTGAACTTATATCTGTTGCTTCTTTAATAATATTATTCACCTTATTTAAGTCAATAGGGCTACCAGCAGTGTTAGTAAATATATAACCCCTATCTGTAAATTTATCATTCCACTGATTCTCTTTTTTATTTTCTAGCATAAGTTTTTTGAGTAAATTAATACTTTGAGTTGTGAGGCCTATTGTTCGATAACTCTTACTCGTCTTAGTCGTTTCTTTCACTCCAAATGCTCCAGTTTCTACATCGGTAACCCAGTTAATTGTGCCATCAATCTCTAGTGTTTTATTCTCCACGTCTACATTGTCTGTCTTGATTGCTAGGAGTTCGCCAATGCGCATTCCATTGTTAATTTGGAACTCTACTAATGCTTTAACCATTTCATAGTTTCGTTTACGCGTAGCATGACGCTTATGTTTAATTAGATAGTCGAAGCACTCTAGTAACTCCTTTACTTCGCTATCTTCTAAATAGTTATTACGTTTAGCTTGAAGTTCGTTTCTGGTTTGGGCTTTCTTGGGTATATCTATTTTATCTAACACACTAATATCGTGCAGATCATAATATTTAAACGCATATTTGAAAACGGAACGAATAACAATAACAAGAGATTGAACATGGCCAATACTATGTGATTTAGCCCATTCATTAATGATGTTTTGTAAGTAGGTGTGCGTAATCTTGCTGATGAGTACTTTGCTATCAATAGCATTTTTGACTGTATTAGCATTACTTTTCTTTTCTTTAATAGTGGTTGGTTTTGAACCTGAATGTGTCTTGTAATGTTCTAACCATTCATCGCACGCATCATGGAACGTTAAGTTTTCAAGTTGTTTCGTACTGTTATGTTTCAAACGTTGCTCAATTATTTTATTTAATTCTAATTGAGCGTCCTTTTGGCTACGTACATTATTCTTGTTACGTGTAACTGATACTGTTTTATACTTGCCAGTTAAAGGGTCTGTATAGCGCTCTAAATAGCGATAGGCCGTACTTTTGTTTTTAGTGATTTCACGAACCCACATTTGTCATCCCTCCTTGTCATCTTCATCATTTTTTTCTTTATAGTGCTTTAAATGATCATAGTTATACATGTTATCAATCAGTTTAAACATTGATATGCATTGAGTGATAAAAATAGTTATAACTAACGCATATATAGTAAAAAGTAAATATTCAATTAATACATTCAATTAATCACTCCTTGAGTATATTGGTTGAATCATTTTTACTATGTATCTCACAACCTTAAAATAAGACGTAGGTGTGCTAGGACACGTAGGAATTTGACTGTTTTATATAATTTATTTGAAAATTATGACATTAATCTGTTTCATATAAAGTTTTATATAAGGCGTCTCTTTTAGTTTTATCATCTTCCGAGTTTGTAAAGATATTAAAAAAATCATCCTTGTTTTTAATGTAATTGTATTTATTAAGTAAAAATACAATGATTAAATCTTTAATTGTCTTTAAATCGTTATCATTTAAAACGTTGTAATAATACATATCTTTTTCTGTGAAATGCTTCTTATTTAAAAAATTATTATCTAAGAGAAAGCTTCTGTCAAAAAACACTTCATATTCATTTTGAGTAAGTAGCCAATTTAAGTCAAAATAAGGCTTTTCTATAACTTCTTTTTTTGTAGTCCCTTTAACCAATTTGATTTTATTACTAAATATATCACTTTCAATTTTTGAGTTTTCATTCTGTTTTTTTTTAATTGTAACATCATAATATTCATTGAATTGTGTAATAAGTTCATTGGGGTCTCTATCGCTAATAGTACTATTAGATGACTTTATAAACATTATGAGAATTTCATCTAAGTAACTATTATTGATTTCATAAAACGGGCTTTCACTGCCCATTTTATATTCGATATGTGTTTTAAAGCCTATTAGTAAATTGAAAATTGTTTCTAAAGAAGGGAAATTTCTTTTTCCGTTTTCTAATTTACTTATATATGTTTGCGAAACGTCTGATAAAGTAGAGAGTTCTTTAACCGAAAGCTTCCAACTCACTCTTTCTTTTTTTAATATTTCACCAAAAGTCATATAAATCACCTCTAATTATAATTATAAATAAGTTGTACTTTGAGTACAATATTTTTTGTGTTGACAATACAAAAAGAAGTGTGTAATATTTGTTTTGTACTCAATGTACAAAAAAGTACTTGTAGTACTAAAAGAAAGGAGTGCTTATCTTGAATAATAATTTAAGTTTGTTGATGGGGAAACATAGAGTTACGGCGTCAAAACTTAGCACGGTAACTGGTATTTCCAGAACATCAATACATGGCTTGTATCACGAACGTACTGAAAATCCAGATACAAAAACAGTTATGAAGTTATGTGAATATTTCAACATAACACCAAATGAATTTTTTGGAATTATTGAAAAAGAGGGGGTTAAATAAATGCCTAGAACAAAGTTACAAGATTTTCCATTAAAAGAAAATACAGTTACAGAACCAAAACAAGTTGTAGTAAATCCGTTGTTTGCGAAACCTAATGCACTAGCTGGTATTTTTGGAATTTCATACAGTTCGGTCAATCGTATTTTAAAAGAGTGGGAAAAAGATCATAAAGGTATTGATGATTTATATTATTCACTATCATCATCAATGATTGTTATCAGTATTCCGCGATTCGAGGAGTACATGAAGGCACGTCATAAAAAATGGATGTAGGAGGCAAGGCAATGAAAATGTATTTAGCTTATATCTGCTTAGTTTCATTGTTAACAATTTTATTACTAGCAATATCTAACATGTATGCTGCTTTTAGCGTTTATGCTTGGCTAATAACTTTAGGATGTAATTTAACAGGAGGATTAGAAAATGAATAATGAACAAAAAGAAGTAATAGAACACGTGGTTTATCAACTTGAGTTAAGTGTCATGAATAACTTGGAAAGTTATGAACACACGGAATATGTTGATGGTATTGAAGTGGTTTCAGAGGTTAGTCGTGAAAAGCACTTAGAATTGATAATGAAATGGTGCGCACAAGAATTAAAGAATAATTTTCAATTAGGAAAAGGAGAATAAAAATGAATTTGGAAATTAAAGATTTGTTTAGCGATTTGAAATTGTTGAAAGATAGATTCGAAGATTTAAAGGATAATCATGGTTGGCATTTTGAGGAGTTATATCCACATGAACCAAATCATAACTTAAATAAAGATGAATTAATTAGAGAGGGTGCTTCTTATCATGAGAGACGTATTCACAATAATCAAATGTTTGATTTATTCCATCTCTATATAGAGCAGTTCGATAAAATCATCGAAAAGTTTCATGAAATAGAAAAAGCATCATCTGAGAACTTTGGCGAGGAATCAGATGACGCAAAGAATTCAATAAAAGTAGCAGAGTAATATAGAAATTACACATTCTTATTATAACATCTTTGCTCTGTTGTTTCATTAAGAGGTGCAAAAAATGAATGAAATTAAATTAGAATATGACACACATGTTTCAGTGGTACATTATGAAAGTTTAGACTCACGTTCATTTAATAGCTTTTCAAAACCTAAATGGAGTAAGTTGGTTAATAAACTGTCTGTACCTATAGAAGCAAATTATAAGTATGCACGTGGTGTTGCTGTTTACGGTGATATTAAAAACGGTGCAAATGATCAAGGTGAAATTATCAAAAAGCATCGAAACGATAAAAATGTCATATACAGAGATGTGATTGTACTTGATTATGATGAAATAAATGATTTAAAGCAATTACATGAAGCAATCAGCTCAGCTTTAAGCAATGTTGCATGGTTTTGGCACACAAGTTACTCGCACAGAACTGAACAAGCTAGAATACGCCTGTATATCCCTCTAAATGAGCGAATAAGTGCAGATGATTATCGTAAATATACAAAAGTATTAGCAAATAAAATTGGCCATAAAGTGGATGAAGGTTCATATCAGCCAAGTAGATGTTTTGCGTTACCAGTTATTCAAAAAGGACACATATTTATTAAGCGAGTGAATGACTGTCCAATTATGAATGTTGATATGCTCGAACAGTGGTCGAAGGAGTTTGAACAATCAAATGCTAGTCCTAATGTCATAGGATACACTCGACGCGATAGTGAGTACTGGCGCGAGCTATGCTTTGGAACAACCGAAGGCAATCGTAACAATGCACTAGCTAGCTTAATTGGGCATTTATTAAGATGTCACGTTAATGATTATATTGTTTATTCATTTGCTTTACTATGGGGGCAATTCGCATGTAAACCACCTATGAAAGAACAAGAAATCAACGCCACTTTTCAATCGATATTAAATAAACACTATAACAATTAGAAAGGGGCTTTGTATGGAAACAGGTAAAAGTGATGTACTTGATAAAATTGAAAAAATTAATAAAAAAGATAGTGCCTTACAAGAAATTATACCAAAAGGTTATGAAATTGAACATCATCAATGCGGTATTGCCTTAAATCAACTTATACCAAGTAAAAAAGAAGGCGAGCCAGATAAAAAGGTTTTTATCACAAGTACAATCCCTCAAATCACTGAACGCTTTGAAGATATTGAGAGTAACGAAGTCAGCTTTAATATGCTTTTCTATGACAATAAAACGCCAGTAAATATAGCTGTGAGTGCCGAAGAAATTTCAGATAGTCGTCAACTCTTGAAATTGGTTAATAAAAAGCTGGATGTAACATCGTCGACATCTACTAAACTTGTTGATTATATTAATGCATCTAAACGGTATAATCCACCATTGAATGTTAAAGTTGCAACGCGTTTGGGGCATGTGAAAGGTTATTTTATTTATCCTTATCAAGAAGTGATGAAAGACAGCAATATCAAGTTGTTTAGTAATGATAAAGGATTTCAAAAGTTAATAGACTCTTTTCAAAGCAAAGGAACATTAGAAGGTTACTCTAAAAAAGTGTTCGGTCAAATAAAAGATCTACCAATGGTAATGGTTATGTTATATGCCTCTTTAGGTTCGGTTTTATTAAGAGAATTTGGATTACAGCCCTTTATTGTAGAAATATCAGGTAGTACATCTACAGGTAAAACATTCACACTCAACTTAGTATCAAGTGTTTGGGGAACGAGCGACCTTATCACGACATGGAGTTCTACTCAAAATAGTATTGAATCGATGGCATCATTTTTGAACTCATTTCCAATGTTTAAAGATGATACACGTAATACACATCCTAAGTTTGTTACCAGTGCCACATATAACTTTTCTAGTGGTGAAAGTAAATCAAGAAGTAATATTAATTTAACACTAAACGCTAAAAAAGAATGGCGAAATATTTTAATTTCTACTGGTGAATCATCTATCGCAAATATGGCTGATGAAAAAGCGGGTGTATCAGCACGTGTAGTTACACTACAAGATCCACCATATCCAGATAATTTTGATTTTACCACATTAGACAAATCGTTTAGGGAGAACTATGGAACGTTAGGGTTGGCATTTATTAAACAATATGAGTCTAAAAAAGACGTGTATAAGAACGCTTTTGAGAGCTATCAACGGTATTTTAATCAAAAAGGTAGTAATGAAATCATGCAACGTTTAGGACGTGCCTTTGCGTTACTACAAGTTACCGGTGAGGTTTTGAATGATATTGATGGGTTTGAACATGACCATTTTAAAATTATCGAACAAGCCTATGACAGCATGGTTAAAAACAATAAGACGATTGATAAACCTAAGCAACTGTTAGAGGAACTATTACAATATTTAGATGCAAATAGAAATAATATCGCTGGTGATGGCTATAGTTCAGTCAAAAATGGTGACATCAAAGCTATATATAAACGTGATTATTTATGTATATTAGGTCAAACTGTACACGATAAATTAGGTCATGAAATGCAGACTATAACAGGTCAATGGGGCAAAAAAGGATATTTAATTAAAGGTGAAAAAGATCGCTTGCAAAAAAAGGTGAGTCACAAAAACATTAAGTATAGAGGATTTGCTATAAACAAAGAAATGCTTGAAGAATTAGGATTTGATTTCTCGAATTCTCATAATCCTTATTCAGATTATTAAATAGTTCCCAAAGTTCCCGATAAGTTCCCGCGAAAAACATACAAACGGGAACTATAAGACTACTTTAACCACAAGCAATTAAAGTTAATAGTTCCCGAAGTTCCCAATAAATAATATTATTATTTATTATTTGAAAACGAACAAATGTTGTTAGCTTTATACCATATATGATAGAAAATTTTTAACGGGTACAACGGGAACTAAGTTTATTTAAAGTTTATATATCAATGGTTTGACTAGTTCCCGATAAGTATTTTAAGTCGGGAATTCAACGGGGACTAGTTCCCATTTAAAAATATTGGAGGTAACACATGGATAAAGAGCAACTTAAAAAGTATATATACGATTATGTAAAAGAATATAAGGAGATACCGATATATCAGTTAGAAGATTTGTTTAAAGAAATGAATCACGACTATATAGGGAGAACCAGTGTCACACACGATAAGGATGAGAATATTGTGTTTTGGAGTGGATGGAACAAAATTACAATGTTTGCGCTGATTGAATTAGTTAAAAGTGAACAACTTGATTTAGTGTATAGAGGTAGTTTTGTAATGCGTTATTTGTTGGATGGTAGAGTTCCTAACTTACCATTAGCAATTTGTTATCCAGAAGATGGACAACAAACGGACGTGCCCTCATGGGTGCCTATGGTATTAAGAATAAATAAAGAGGAGAAAATCAAATGAACATAGAAACTATCGTAAACCAATTTGAAACACGAGCAGGCACGTTACTAAGGTACTACACAGGATTATTAGAACATAGTAAAGTGCAACCATGTTGCTTTAAGCCTTATTGGGATTATATACAACCTAATGGCAACATTTCAGTTATTGCGTCAGTGACATTCTTAATAGCGAGTTTGGAATATTTAAAAGAAAATGGAAGAGAATTTAAATTTAAGGATGTAACGCTCAAGTATTATTTTAATGAAGATGAATTGACTGAAACTCAAATTACTATGATCAGATTGTTATCAAAACAGGGCTTTATATTAGCAGGCGATGAAACTTTACAACGCTTGATAGAACAAGATTACTCAAGTTTACGTTACAAGAACGCTAAAGAAGATATGAGAAAGATTGGTATTAGTATAAATAATCAGAAGTGGATTGATGGTGTTAATACAAAGGTGCATCAAGTCGGGAACAAAGAACTTTTTAATATGGCTTTAGAATTAATTAATGATTAGGGTTAGAAATAACTCTTGCTAACCTTTGTTATAACCTATGAATCGTTGTAATAACAGTCACTAACTCTTATAGCCTAAGTTTTATTTAGTAATCTATAATTATTTAAATTTAATAAAGGGTTATAGGTAAAAAAATGGCTATAAGGGTTAGTTTTAAAAGGAGGAGTTCAATGACTGGTTATCATGTAGCAAAAAAATTATTAAAAAAGAATATTGAAGTTATACCACTAAATAATCACAAAAAGCCAACTGTTTCATTTGCTGATAAAGATATTACCGATGAATTCATTGAATATAATTCTAATATTTATCATAAAACAAATGTATTAGGCGTATTAACACGAGGTGTATGGTGTATCGATATTGATGTAGATCATGAAGATGGTAAGAATGGTTTCAATAGTTTGAAACAAATACCATATTACGAAGAACTTGTTACCAATGCACAAAATACATTAGTACAGACAACGGCAAGTGGTGGGAAACATATCATATTCAAAAAGCATGACAATATCGAATACGGACAGAAGATAGGTTATTTACCATCTGTTGATATCAAAGCACATCCCAATAATTATTTTGTGCTTGCAGGTAGTCAAACAGCTAAAGGTATATACACTCATAACGGTGTCAATGTAACTGAGTATCAAGGAGAGTTTGAGAAACGAATATTTTCTAAAGCTGGTAATTACAAACAACAAGTATTAGAGCCATATTCCATTCGACGAGTACTACCTAATTATAGTTTTAGTCACGTAAGAGTTGGCAAAGGTGGAGAAGGAAAACGTGCATATCAACGCATTATAGACGGTCAAAGTGAATATAGGAACAATGATTTATATAAAGCAGTAAGTTATGCGATTCAATGTAACGTAGATATTGAGCCGTTACGTGTATTGATTGGAGATAATAAAAACGGCGATGTATTTACGGAGAGAGATTGGGAGGCGACTGTTAGAAGTGCAAGCCGTTAAAGAGGATTACAATTTAGACGAACAAGCTCAAAGGATTGGTTTAATAACTGGTATATCTAACGAAATATACTATTGTTCAATAAGTTATTTATCAACGGTTTATTTAGAATATATTGATAACACTTGGACTGCATGGCGTGAGAGTTATATTCCTAAATTAAATAAAAGAACAAGTTACAAAGTTATAGCTTCAGGAAGTTTTGAATTAGTGCTAGCTAGATTAAAGAGTTATTTAAATTATATAAAAAGGAGCAAGTGATATGAACATAGAAACTATTGTAAACCAATTTGAAACACGAGCAGCCACGTTATTAAGGTACTACACTGGATTATTAGAACATAGTAAAGTACAACCGTATTGCTTTAAGTTATATAATGATCCGTTTGATATGTGTTATGTGGTGATGAATAGTAAGTTGTTTGGTCATGTATATATTAAAGATTGTAAAGTAAGGCAATCATTTGAATTAGCGTCACCTAAGCACACTGAGGGGCTTATAAGAAGCATAGAAGGTCATTATGTAGGTTATGAATTACATGATGGTAAACAGCTTTCTATTAGTGATGTGATGGCCAGTCAATTATTTGAAGATGAGTATTTTATGTATGGATTACAAACATATGCAGAATCAAATAATAGTGATGTGTTTGAGTACCTAGAAAATGGATTTGATACAGATACACTTGAGGGCATTCAGTCAAGTAATACTGATGTGATATCGAATATTGAAATGTTGTATCAGATAGCTACGGGAATCAATGAACCAGCACCAGAGTTAGTTGAGGGATTAAAATTAGTAACTGAGTTTGTACAAGATGAGAAGGCTACACAAGAGGATTACAAGGCTTTAGAACGTAAGTTAACTGAGTTGAAGTCATCTTATTACAGTTTGAATAAGTAATTAAATATGGAGTCACACGTGGTGTGTGGCTCCTAATGTAAAAGTATAAGGTATAGAAGTTTTAAAATGTAAAGGTTGCAACAATAGTGAGTTAATAGATAGGTGTGCGAAATTAAAAAAAGTGTGAAATGTTGATATTGAGCTGTTTTATGGCTTTGAAAATAATAAGGTTATATAAAGGTGTTAGCTTTTAAAATCGGAAGGTATACAGTCTTTGAGAATTGAAAAAATGGCAAGATTTGTGCAAGGTGTGCGAACTTTGTTAACGCTAATACAAGCTAAAGTTTGTGTTTTTGGCATAGGCCTAAAAGTTAAGTTTGTTCGCTGTTTGTTCGTATAATTTTGACGAACTTAAGTTCTATATTAGGTTAATGTGAAAAGCCTAACGTTAAGTTTAAAACATGATTTTATAAGTGTTATATGAGATAGGCTAAACAACTGATGAAACGCGCTATAAAGCGAACATAAGTTTGTTTTAGGTCAGTGAAAATGGTATAATTTAGGTATGAAATAATTAAAAGAAAGAGGTGTAGAAATGCAAAGTATCGCAGAAAAAGAGACGTATCATTTACCCACCGAACACCTGCAAGTTTTCAATGTGATAAAAAATACGTCCAATAAGTATATTACTAAAACTAAAATCTTAAATCAATTGGGATATGAATATAATTCAAGCAATGAACGATGGTTACGAAGAGTAATCAATTCATTAGTATATGATTATGGCTATCCTATCGGATGCAGTTATAAACCTAGTGAACGTGGTTATTACATCATTACGACAGAACAAGAAAAGCAACAAGCGATGAGAAGTATTAAGAAATTAGCTGATGGCAGTATGAAACGCTATGAAGCTTTGAAACGAATCGAAGTGTAAAACAAAAACTAAAGAAAGAGGTACTTATAAATGACAACTACAACAATCACGGGTGATACGTGGGATGTATATTTTAATGATAGACGTTATAGAAATTTGTTAGGAGATTTTGAAGATCTAATAACAGAAACGAAATCATTAATTAGACAAGGCTATAAAACGGATGTTATTAAAAATAAAATGGATAATAAGGCTTTGAGCCTACAATCTAAATTCAAAGAATTAGGACAAATATTATTAGATGAACATGAAGAAAAAATAGTAGAAATCCAACAAAAAGAGAAAGAATCTTCATATGAGAATCCACAAGTTGAAATGTTGAAACGTCAAGACATAGAGGCGAAAGTAAATTTAATTGATGCAGAAGAACTATTTAATCTTGTTTATAATGCCAATCCTAAAACCACTAATGTATATGAACTTAATATCTATAAAAAAGCGATAGAAAGTCGTCTTACTGAAGATGAAAATGTAAGGTTAAAACCTTACTTTGATGTATTGGTAGAAAAGGTAATTTATCCATATCGAAATAATGAAGAATATCAAAAATTAGAGTATAACTATAATGTTTTAAGACAGTTTGGGTTACAAAATAACGGGCAACCAGTCATCAAAGATAGTGATGGCGATATAGAAATTATTAACATTCAAAGTAAGTATAACGAAGTGTTCCGTAACGCTTAAATCAAAAATAGCCTATCCAATTTGGGTAGGCTCTCTTTATAGGAGTGAACGTATGAAACTGCTTAAAACGAAGAATTGTTTATATTATCGTAATGGCGACAATAAATTATCTGAGTATCAACTATTAACGCAATTTAACCCAGCATTTATTAATAAAAAAATTAAGATGTGTGAATTCCAAATTGAAAGTATGTACCATCTGAGTGCGTCGACCACAACATGTGATGAAATAATGGGGATCGTGTCTGTCTCATATCCAATTGAAAAACTAGTTATCAAAATTATTGAAACAAAGGCAAGATTACAAAACTATAAAAATCGATCTATAAGTAATATGGTGTTGTTGAAAACAGTACTAAATCATTATACAGAAAAAGAGCAGAAGCAAGTTGTAAAATATATGCGTTCAAATGGACGATATAAGCCCTACAATGTCATTGAACGCTTACAGGTTGATTTGTATCAAGCAAGTATTAAACAACGTTCAGAACGTCAAAAACAAAGAAATATAGCAATTGAAAATAGCAAGATTGCACGAGTAAATGCTTATCACCAATCTTCACATGTAAAAGTGGTGTAACAATGGATAAACAGCAAATAAAAGGCTTCGTTTGTGATTATCATGAGCGAACTAGAAGTGATGTATTAATAGATGATGATATAAATACTGATGAATTCTTTTCAATAGGTGATGAAAATTCTAATGAATGGATGGCAGACGATAACATTGATGATCATATTGTAAAGAATCACTTAGAAATGATTGTTGACCAAGTAGCTAATGATAAAGAGTTTTATATTTTCGATTCTTTAATACAAGGACGTAGTTTTAAAGATATTAGCAATGTCTTAGAGTGTTCAGAACAATCTGTAAGATTATGGTATGAAACCTTATTAGATAAAATTGTGGAGGTTATAGAATGAGTGAGTTAACGGCAAAACAAGCGCGTTTTGTGAATGAGTATATAAGAACACTTAATGTAACACAAAGTGCCATAAAAGCAGGTT